ATGACATTAAGTACGATACCTGCTTTATATCATCCATTAGACTTAACTACTGGTCATGGACCATGGTGTCCTGTAGGGTTTATACCGATTGCACCAACACCAGCAGATGCGAAGGTGCCAGTACCGACTGGAGCGAGTGCAAATGTGATCATTAACGGACGAAATGTACATAAAGTAGGTGATGTAACGTTACCACACTTTGCATTACTACCGATACCTGGTGATCTACACAGTGACGCCATCGGTACAGGGTCTCCTACGGTCTTTGTGAACGGTACACCTATGGCAGTGGTCGGAAGTGTAGTTGCTTCTCCTGTAGGAGCATATGGAGGGGTCATTACAGGATATGGAGCATTGACTGTACAGGTTGACAGTAAGGGTGGTTCGATTATATAATAGAAGAGTTAGTACGATTAAATTATGGCGAAGATCAAGGCATCATTAAGTGGACAATCATTTGTGGAGGCGATTCCAAAGAGGAGTCGTCAAGGCACTGGAAAGCACACGAAGTATTCAGCAACATCTAGGAACAAAGCAAAGAAGAGGTATCGCGGTCAAGGCAAGTAATGTCTGAGTACATCGAACCAATGTTTGCAGTCCCAATCTTTCATCTTTATACGAAGGATTGGGATAGTAAGAAAGAAGCTTTGCTTGATTTATCGAAAGCACAGGAATTCAAGAAAGATGTAGGTGAGTATGTTCCAAGTGACTTCAGAACACCTAAGGTCAAATGGGAAGACATTGAACCATTAATCAGAGATGAATTGCAGAAGTTCAAAGATCAAGTGAAGATTGATTTAGAGGTTGATGCATATTGGTTTGAGAAAGGTGGTAAAGGTGATCAGCATTTATTGCATAATCACGGAGCTACAGGATTTAGTGCGGTAATGTATATCGAATACGATCCAGAGGAGCATACACCAACTCAGTTTGTATGTCCTTTCAATAATGTGATTGGATGGGTAGATATATACTCACCCAGAGATATACAAAGTGGTTCGGTAATATTCTTCCCATCCTTTGTACATCACTACACATTACCTTGTGAGAGTGACAAAGAACGTCTGGTACTTTCTTGGAATATGAAATGAATTTAATTTGTAATTTACCTGCGGAAAAGGTATGGGTACGTAAGGAATATCTACGCGATCATCAGGATGGTCACGGAGAATTTGTAGAAGGTGTCTGGGTATCTGCGAAAAGCATACCAGGACGCGCATTTTATTTTGAGACTTATCTACCTGCATATGGTGCAATGTATGATAAACTTCCTATAAGTGCATTTCTCCGAGCGCCGAAAACACCGACGCCCGATATGTCTCTAGAGAACCTACAATTCTGGAATTGTATGGATTATGGGGTCATGTGCATCAACAAGGGTTTTGTAAGCTCTATGGATGCAGAGATCTACACTCGTGACCATGGTTTGATGAATGGTCAGTATTTGTTTACATTAGACAACTACCATGCGAATCCAGATGTGATAGATAATAATGTGAGTGAAGTTCCTCAAGAACATAAGTCGCATAATTGTATTGCATTAGAGAATGGTCAGTATGCATTGTATCCTAATAACAGGACACGATTCTATGACCTCTCTATCACGCCTGAGCACCCGACATTCCCTGACTTTAAGGTTTCTACTATAGAATATCAAGTCGAGTCAGGAACAGACTGGGGACGTTTAGGTGACACTGATGAATATTTTTGGGAAACACATAATGAACGAAAACAACGTAAGGAGACCACAGAAGATGGGCAACAGTAGAGTTGACAAATCAGAAGACTTCAAGAAGTCTGGTATGACACTTATTACTGAAGTTGAAAGTGATCGCTACATGCGTAAATCAGGAAAGAGGAAAGAAGTCCAAGAGGGCGAAATTTTTGACAATGATCTTGAATGGGCGGACGGATTTGTCGGTAAGTGATAAATAGAAACAGCCTTGCTGTGTCTAAATGCCCACCTTTCAGACATTTAAAGATCTGAGTATTACTTTTAAGAAGCATCCTGTGTCCAATGACTTGGTAACAGTGAAAGATAATGCAGCTATTGCACAGTCGATAGCTGTATTGCTTCAAACAAGTAAGGGTGAGAGACTATTTCAACCTGAATTAGGTTCTGATTTAAGAGAGATGCTGTTTGAACCATTAGATTTTGGTACAGCTGCACTTATTAAATCTAAGATTAATGACTGTATTGGTCGTTATGAACCTAGAGTGACTATCAAAGACATTCTTTGTTTTCCAGATGAGCAAAATGATGGTTATAGTGTTGAATTGTATTACACTATTACAGGAAATGACAGACCAGTGACGGCGACATTCTTCTTAGCTCGTACACGATAATGCCTTATACACAGGTTGCTAACTTAGACTTTGAGGAAATCAAAGTAACCCTGAAAGAATATTTGAAGGGTCAGACAGAATTTACTGATTATGATTTTGAAGGTAGTGCATTAGCAAACCTGATTGATGTCTTAGCTTATAACACCTACTATACGGCGTTTAACACTAATATGGTAGTCAATGAACTATTCATTGATTCTGCCAGCTTGAGAGACAATGTAGTAGCGATTGCGAAGCAACTAGGGTACAGACCCAAGAGTGCTACCTCTCCTACTGCATATGTCTCTTTTAATGTAAATTATGGAACATCAACAACTGATACAGAACTAATTCTGAAGAGGGGAACAGGATTTATTTCAACTTATGACAACAACATCTATCAGTATGTTACACTTGACGATGTAAAAGCACAAGTTGCTAACAATGTAGCTACGTTTACTGATATTCCTATTAGAGAAGGATCGCAAGTAGTTGATAGTTTTATTTTTAGTACTACAGCAAATTCCCAAAGATTTGTTCTTGACAACAAAAACATTGATACCAACACAATTAGAGTAAAGGTATTCCCGAGTGGAGGAACTTTTAACGAACCATACCTTGTAGCAGATAATATTCTAGGTGTTGACGGTACTTCAAAAGTATTCTTCCTTGATGAAATTGAAGATGGAAGATATGAAATTTTAATGGGTGATGGTGTACTGGGTAAAAAACCAGAAGATCAATCTAGAATTGAAGTATCTTACATCACCACATCTGCTTCTGAAAGTAATGGCGTAAGTACATTTGTTTTTACTGGCGTACTAGAGAACCCTAATGGTGTGTCTCCCAATGCGTTTTCTACTAACATTACCTCTAGCATTGCCTCTGCAGGCGGTGAAGAGATGGAAACCACTCAGAAGATCAAATATACCGCTCCTAAGTCATACGGCACACAAGACCGTGCAGTGACCTCTCAGGACTATGAGGCAATTGTACGTAAAGTATATCCTGCTACGAGTGATATCATTATTTTTGGTGGAGAAGATCAAGTTCCACCTGAGTACGGTAAAGTTTTCATTGCATTGAAACCAAATGATGCTAGTTACCTTACTTCTTTAACAAAACAAAAAATTATTGCAGATTTGAAGCAGTATGTTGTAGCTTCTGTTGAACCTAAAATAATTGATCCTTCTATTCTATTTGTTGAGATGAATAGTAAGATCTATTACAATGGATCTGCTACTGATCAAACAACATCACAGATTAGAGATAAAGTTATTGGTAATGTACAGTCTTATCTTGATACCAGTGATACTGAAAAGTTCAATGGTAAATTTAGATACAGTAAGATGGTAGGTGTTATTGATGATTCTGATAATACTATCAATTCCAATTTAACAGATATTACAATGAGAAAGGATTTTTATCCTTCTCTTAATTCCACCTTCTATTACGAAGTGTGTTTTCAAAATTCTTTTGATAAGGACTGTGATGAACCAGTCCTGTCATCCACTGGGTTTAGGGTTACTGAGTATCCTACTATGGATGTATATGTAGAGGACAGGGATAGCAAAATTATCCTATATACTCTAGATAGCGTAACTGGTGAAAAGGTTGTCCTTGACAAGGAAGTTGGCGATATTGATTATGTAAGTGGTGAACTTAAAATGTACAACTTAACTATCATTAAAGGTAGTTTCTTTGATAATCGTATTTCTGTTAGAGTCAAACCCCTTTCTAATGATATCAAGGCACTTCGCGAAGTGTATCTTGACGTTGACGTTGCAAATTCCTCGTTCACTGCATACAAAGAGTAAAGTAAATGCCTGCTGTAAAGACTAAGAGAATTTCTACTCTCATTGAGACGCAGCTTCCTTCTTTTATTACAGATGAATATGAACTTTTTAGTAAGTTCGTTCAGAAGTATTATGAAGAGCAGGAGGTGCAAGGTGGCACACTGGATATTATTAATAATATCCAAAAATATGCAGACATTGATTACTATGAACAAAATATTCTTAGACAGTTTAATATCTTGGACACTACTATTTCTAGTAGTGCTGATACAATTGTATTGGAAAATGCAACGAGTTTTCCAAAAAGAAACGGATTCGTAAAAATTGATGACGAGATCATCTTCTATGGTTCTAGAACAGACACTGAGTTAAGAGAGTGTTCTAGAGGCGTAAGTGGCAATACATCGCTTGGTGACTTATACGAGTCTAGTAGCTTCACCACTACGATTGCTGCATCTCATAATGCTGGACAAAAGGTTCATAACATTAGTAACCTTTTCTTATATGCATTAGTCAAAAACTTCGAGAGTCAGTATCTAGGTTCTTTCCCTCAAAAGTATCTTAAGGGTGAAGTAGATAAGAGAACTCTGATTAAAAATATTCAGAAGTTTTACAAAGCTAAAGGAACTACAAGTTCCATCAAGTTTATTTTCAATACTGTTATTGCTAAAACAGTAGATAACAAACCAGAAGTATATAAACCAAGAGATTTTACATACAAATCGTCCGAAGCAGATTGGATCAACGTTTATGCACTTAAGTGTAAGGTTGTATCTGGAGACGTAAAGAATCTGATCGGTAAAAAGATTGTACAGACTCCTACTGAAGAATATGGTTATGCTGATTCAACAGTAGATAATGTATATGCTGATGGTACATCAGATGATGAAGTAATTTATAATATTGTATTAGCACCTGAGACAGTCAATGGTGCATTTGAAGTATCTACTAAAACTAAGCTTGAAAAAACCCTGTCAGGGACTGCGAGTTCAGGGAATAGAATTGATGTATTCTCTACTATCGGTTGGGGTAAGACAGGATCAGTATTAATTGGTGATGAGACGATTACTTTTGATAATAAGAACGTAACACAGTTTATTATTGATGAAAGGACGGCACAGACTGCTGTTCAACATGAAGTAGGATCTTCAGTGTACAAACCAGTAACCATTAGTGGTTCTGGCGTTGTTTTACTGACCTTAGGTGTTGTATACAACTTACAACCATCTGATGCACAACCATATTCTGCTATTGGGGACAAGATTCAAATCTCAAATCCAGGATTTGAAACTTCCGACTCTAAGATTGTTCAGACTGGTACTAATCAAACTAGATGGGTATTAAGTTCAGGTGCTGCAGTCGATGTGCCTACGCTTCCATCAGTTGCATCTTCCTTAGATCAAGTTTCTACTAACGTATCAGCGATCTTTGAAGACGAACAGTATTATTATATCACAAGTTCTAGTTATCCTTCACATAAAATCTTAGATGGGTCTACTGTTAATGAAACTACACTAGATCAGAAACTGCTTCGTATCATTAGAAAGCAAGCAACTAGAACTACAGAAACATACAAAACACCTAAAAGAGATATTGGTATTGCTTTAAATGGTGTACCTTTCTATGGATATAAAGATCCAGAGAGTATTAGGTTTGGTAAACTAGAAGAAATTAAGATTGATACTAGAGGTACTGGATACTCAACACCTCCATTTGTACTTATTGATCAAGTTGCAAATAAAGCTAGAGCAGTTCTTACTGGTCAGGTTGTAGAAAGAATCATTGTTGATACTAATGACATTTTCCCAAGAACTCCTGATATCACTATTACATCTGGTCGCAATGCATCCGTAAGTGCTATTGTAACTGGTGGTAAAGTCACTAGTCTTGTTATTGACAATCCAGGTGAATTCTACTCTTCTGCTCCTTTAATTAGAATTAGAGATGCAGCAGGTCGTGGTAGATTTGCAGAATATATTTCTATTGTTAATACAGATGGTGTAATTACAGGATTTGATAAAATTGCAGAAGGTAACTTCTATAATCAAGATACTGTTATTGTCGATGTCATTCCAGTTGGTAATGGTGCATCAGGTATTCCTCTTCTTAAAGAATGGAACTTTAATAGATTTACAAAATTAGAAAATGAATTAGATACTGAGTATGGTTATATCTTTGCAAACTATAATAACGTATTAGAATATGGTTATGGATATAATGCCAATCCTAAAGCTTTACGTGTTTCTCTCAGCGACAACATCAATAGTGCAGGAACTGAACCCTCTACAAAAACTCACTCTCCTATTATTGGATTCGCTTACGATGGTAATCCAATCTATGGTCCATTTGGTCATCAGGATCCACTAGATGCTACATCATCAATTGTAAGGATGACTTCTAGTTATAGTATTAATGGAAATCGTTCTAATGGTCCATCATTAACAAATTATCCTCTAGGAACGTTTGTTAATGATTACACATACACTCATAAGAGTGGCACACTAGATCAAAACAATGGAAGATTTACAGTTACCCCCGACTTTCCGAAAGGAACTTATGCTTATTTCATTACTATTGATAGCAATCAAGTACCGCAATATCCATACATTTTAGGAGAGAACTTCTATTCTCTACCAGTTGATAGTAATTACAATTCTAATATTAATCAAGATGATATTCCTAAGAATTCTAGAAGATTCTATCAAGCAGGTATGCAGAGGAATGGCGAAGGTGTCATTGCTCAAATTGCAGAAGTAAAGCAAGGAAACGTAGAAGAAGTTAGAGTAGTAGATTCATCTACCAACTTCAGTATTAACTCACAAATTTATTTTGATAATAAAGGAACAGAAGGTTCTGAAGTAGAAGCTATCGTAAACTCCGTGAAAGGTAAGAACGTTTCTTACTTAGAATGTAAAGAAGATAGAGTCGTAAAACTAACGACAATCCAAAGTGCATATCTATTTGCTGATGATACATTAAACCAACCCTCCTCAGGAGCATCTGGTTCTATTGTAGGTACAGTTAAGAACGATAACATTATTGTACTAAGAAATGTCAATGGTACTTTTGATGAAACGGGAACATTCTCTGCAACTATCAAAACGTTTACTATTCTTTTAGACCAAAGAAGTTCATATACCAAAGGCGCTACTCTAAGTTTGACTGATGGTGTTAATACACCTATAGCTAAAGGTGAGGTGTTAGAAGGAACTAACAGTCAAAACGTAGTTGAAATTAAAGTTACCGAGGGAACTTGGATTGTCAATGACGATTACTTCTTACAATCAGATGACCTATTCAATACTTCTGGAACTAAAGTTGTAAGACTTACTTCTCTTAGTGATGGACTTAATCCATTTGAAGTTAATCAAAGTGTTGCTTTAATTGAAACAACAGAACCTCATGGGTTAGGAATTGGAGATCAAGTAACGATTGATATCAATCCTAATGACGTAACCAAAACTAAGACCTATTATATAAGGAAGAGGTTGTATCAAGAAGCTATTCTTGTACCACCTAGCAATAAGTCTACAATTGACTTTACAGGTATTGGTCGTTATGAAATTCTCAATGGTGGAGCAGATTACACTGCTGGCACTTACACTAGTGTTGCTCTTACTGGCGGATCTGGCACTGGTGCCACTGCTACATTCACTGTATCTGACGCTGGCATAGTTTCTGGTATTCAGATTCAAGATGCTGGTAGTGGATATGCACGAGGAGATTATCTTAGTGTTGCGGATGAAGATTTAGTAAGATCTGGTGCATCACAATCTACTGCAAGATTTACAATCTATGTTGGACACGTTGGTATTCCTGCTGGTGGTACAAAAATTACAGTTAGGAGTGTATTAGGATTTGCTGTTAACGATCTGGTTAAGATTGGTGAGGAAATTTTAAAGATTGTAGGTATTAGTGGAAATAATCTAAATGTAGATAGAGGACAAGAAGGAACTGATGATGTTGATCACTTTGATGGACAGGAAGTAGAATTATATAAAGCACAATATAATTTTGCTGATAACTATCAGATCTTTACTGGTAATAATTCTGGATATATTCAATCTTACGATCCTGTAACTCATAAAATTGATATTGTATATGATTATGGAACTTTAAAGTCTACAGCTAATAAAGTAGTATTAAGTTCTAGTTTCTTTGACAGTAGCAATCCACAAAGACTGGTGTCAATTAAGTCTGCAGTAGATATTGTTTACAATTTTGAGTTCTCAGAAGATAATAGTACATTTGTACCTAATCCAAATATTGATTTACAAGAATTCTACAAATATAAGTTTGACACGTCTCATTCTAGTCTTACTGGGACTTATTTTGATATCAGTCCAAGTAATAACTACAATTTGATTACCGAGGAAAAAATAGAATCTACTATTCTTCCTGGCAATGCTGGTGCATTTACTGATGTTAAATTTGGATTTGGTTCTAGACTAACTGATAATAACTATCAAACAAAGACAGGAACTGATTTTACTAACTTCTATTATTTTGACAAAAAGAATGTAGTTGATTCAGAAAATGCATTCTTCAAGATTATCACAGATCCTTTACAGGGAACTAAAAGTCTTAATTATGTTACACCAAATCGTTTTGTTTATGATGTTCCTAGATCTCCTCTTTGGGATGGTTCTGGATCCATTTCTTATACTACTACTGGTCAGTTTGCTATCGGTAAGATTAATACCTCGCAGATTGTAAACTTAGGACTTAACTATAAGAAAGTTCCTGTTATTATTGGTGTAGACCCAACTGCAAGTTATAGAGCAGAAGCTACAGTTAAATTTGATGTTGCAACAAAAACTATCACTGGTGTAGAGATTACTGAGAAAGGTTCTAATTATGTAAACCCAAAAGTCTTTATTATTAATGGTGATGGTTCTGATGCCAAGTTTAACGTTATTTCTAGAAATGGTGAAATTGCATCTATTACAGTAGACAAAACTGGTAAAGGATATACATTTGCACCTGAAATCATTATTATTGAGGGTGATGTAGAAGCTTATGCAGAGAGCACATCTATTGGTGTTCCTAAGAGTGTTAATATCACTAGAAATGGTGGAGCATTCCATCTAGACAAAACTGTATCTTCTACTTTCAGTTCAAATTACATTGTTGCTCTTAAAAACATCAATGGCAACTTTAGTATTGGTGAAACTGTAATTCAAAAAATTAATAATGTAGAAGTATTCAGAGCAACTGTTACTGAATGGAGATTCGGTTCTAACTTACTTAAACTTGAAAATGTACAAGGCATTATTCGTGAGAATATTTCTATTGAGTCTTTAAGATTCCCGATTGATGCAATTGTTAGTAAAGTATTTGTTTCTACCTTCCAAGAAAATATTTCTAGTTTCTATGATAACTTAGGATATTATACATCAGACAGAGGTAAGTTAGGTGTATCTAATCAGAAGATTCATGATAGTTCTTTCTATCAAGATTATTCTTATGTTGTTAAATCTAAGACATCTATTGAAGAATGGCGTGATCTTATTAAATCCACTACACACCCTGCAGGATTTAAGTTATTTGGACAAGTAGATGTAGAAGCTACTGCAAGTTCTGAGATGCCAGTTGAGATGCCAAAGGCATCACACTTTAGTGTTATTCAATTATGGGATCCAGCAAAGAATAAAATTACTGTTGAGAACACAAGTAGAATTGTTACTCAAACTGTACAAACAGTTGAGAATCAAAGAATTCGTAAAGCAGTTGGTACTGCTGCTCCAAGTGAATTTTTATTCAATGAAGTTCGTACATTTGAATTATCTCTTGCATCAGCATTTGATGGATACTATGATACAGATGGAAGACTACAAGGAACTACACAGTTCCAAATTTTAGTTGATGGCACACCATTTACTTTGTCATCAACATATGGCACTGTTATTACTTTAGACGGTGTAATTCAAGAACCAGGCGTTGCATATACAATCTCTGGTGATCAGATTACATTCTCTGCTCCACCTTTAGGAGATGGAGTTAAATTTGGTTCTGATTATAAAGGTGTTACTTTCTATGGTAAAGTATTCCAATTCAAAGATGCACAATACAATACAAAGTACCTTAAAAAATTAAGAAACATTTTCCAACGTGGTGGTACATGGATTGATGCTGCAAATCAAATTGAGAGAAATGTTGACTTTATTATTAATGAAACTATTGGGTATGGTAAATCAACTTATGGATCTTTAGATTGGGCGACTAAGCAAGATGATTATGAAAGAAACCTAAGAGCTATCTTAGATGCATATCAGCATGATTTAAGATTTGGTGGAAATATAAAAACAATTGATTATTCTGCTATCTTTAATTCTGATGATGAATACCTTTATATTCAAAACAATAAAACAAAATCTATTGCTATTTTTGAATATGCAACTAGATTAGCAAAACTTGCTATCAGAAACTGGGATTGGATTGATGTAAACATCAATTATGTTCAAGGGTCTACTACAATGACAGTTAGTAGCACTAAAAATCTTGCTATCGGTTTATTCGTAAGTTCTGGTAGAGCATTCCCTACAGGAACAAAGATTCTATCTATTGATAGTGATACTCAAATTACATTAAACAATGCAGCACTAGCTAACTCTGGTGGAGGAGGTGGTGCTCCTAGTGGAACCACTTTACTAAGTGGCACAGCAAGCAATGGATCTATTGCTACAAATACTGGTGCAGTTGCTCCTGGCAATACTTTCACTGTACCACCTGGTGCAACTGTCACAGTACCTCTTTCTTTCTCAGGTACAACACAAGCAGCATTCTCTTGGAGTGGTCAAAGCATTGGTATGTTCTATAAAGCAGGACAACTTATTGCACTGAACAGAGCATACATCATATCAGAATCACTAACTTGGGCACAAGCACAATATCCTGCATTGAACTGGGGATCTATTGCTACTAAGTGTGGCAGAGACATCGGTCTTATCCTAGATGCATATGTCTACCATCTTAAATTTGGTGGAAATGAAAAAATTGTTGAAGCAGCGCAGCTTTACTATCAGCAAAATGATTATCCATATGGTGAAGAGTTATATTACATCTCTGGTCAATTAACTGAAACTATATCTACATTTGAATATGTTAGAGATCTAGCAATTCAAGCAATGAGAAATCAATTGCCTGGTACAGATCCTAATGTATTGATTGATTCTATCTCTCCTGTATGTGCAGAAGTAGAAAGTACATTGAATACCTATCATGATATTATTGATACTATTTTAACAGAAGGTAGAGGACTTGTAGAGAAAACAAAACAAAATTCTAATAAGTCTGGTAACTGGACAAGAGACTTAAGTTATTCCAACTACAATATCCTTGGTGATCCTTTACTTCCTGCAGAAGAATGCACAGTTGTAATTTCTGCAATGGATTCATTGTTTGATAACTTAGATGATGTTATTAGAGAAGAATCTGTAACAAGATCACTTCCAGATTATATTGATGGTGAAAACAAAGAATTTGAATTGTATTGGGATGATAATACTCCTGTAAACACAGAAGAAGATGAAGATCTATTTGTTACTATTAATGCTGTATTACAGAGACCCAAGTTTACTGATAATTATCCGTTACAAGATTCTTATTTAATTGATCGAACTGTAATTCCCAACAAAGTTAAATTTGACGTAGCTCCTATTTGGGATCAAGATTTGGGTGCAAAATCCATTGGTGAACCAACAGCTGTTGAAAAAGTAGTTGGTATTGGAGTTGGTAATTATAAGAGACTCACTATCGACTTTAATCTGGTAGACGGTATTAGAAATGGTCCCTTCTTAATTTTAGATGTAGAAGATTATACCGTACAGAGTATTGAATCTGAAGACAGCATGTATGTTTTCCTAGATGGTATTCTACAAGTAAAAGGAAAAGCATATACTGTATCTGGTCCTAATATTACATTTGCTAGTCCTATTAAAAAAGAACATAATGTTGATATTAGATATCTTTATGGTAGAGATGTTGGACAGGTTCTTAACATATATGATTTTGCTCCTGATACATATTTTGCACAAGGAACACTATCCTTTACATCTTCCACACCTATTCTAGATACCTTACTAGCATATGGTTGGATGGGTGATGCAATTGGAACACCTATTCATTGTTGGCAACAAAGAGCTAATGGAACATATAATGTTATTGGTGAACTTAAGAATCCAATCAAAACAGGCAACAATGTTACATTTGAAATTAAGTGTCAAAACCCTGTCATAGAAAGCGGTTTAGACTTTACCTTTACTGTTAAGGGATATTATGATCGAACATATGTCATTGCTGATGGAGATATTAGTAATCAAACACTAACCTTCAAGAAAGACGAAGCAAATAGAAAACTACTCAAAGATGATAACGGACAGTGGTCTGGAACATTCTATGGCAAAACATATAAAGCACCATTTGTATATCTTGCTAACAATGATAAGATCAGAGTAGAAGGTGAAGAAGGATTTAGAAATATCAAGAGACTTCCTACAGAAGCTACCAGTAAAGATGGTAGAGGTGGAGAAGCAACTACTGATGATATTTTTGGTACAGTCTCAATTGAGACTTATACTGGAATTACGAGAGGTGAAGGTCTATCTGTAGTAGCAACTATTGAAAACGGATCTGTAATATCTTTAACATGGAATCAACGCAGTTATGATCCACTCACACAACCAACTGCATATCAATATTATACACCACCAGTTCTTAAGTTTGAGTCACTGGATGGTAATGGTGGTGGTGCAAGAGCTAACGTTCTTGTAAGTAAAGGTCAGGTAATCAGTGTTGATCTACTCGATGGTGGTTCTGGATATACCACTACACCTAAGGTTATTACAACCAGAAGGTTTGATATTCTCAAAGAAAGAGACATTGGTGTTTCACTAATCAATATTGGTATTAATCCATATGTTGAAAGTGGTGGATTGACTGCTACATCTGTTATCAGTGAAATTGATGAGTCTGGTCTTTCTTCTATTACTGGTATTAGTTCTGTACAAGTAGAAGTTGCAGGTGATGCAGAGATTGTTATTGAAAGAGAATTTGATCTTAAAGAAGTTGAAGTATTCTCTGTTGGTGGTCCTCTAGATCCAAAACGAGATTATCTTGAATTCTTCTCAACAGAAGAAACAACAGCTGATGAGGTTAAAGTCTTAGATGTATATGCTGGTGGAACAGTAGTATCGGCAGAACTGCAGGATATTATAACTACAAATTCTATCTCAACTGTTTCTAAAGCAATTACTACTACGGTTCAAGTAGAAATTCCTAATAATGCAATCAGTAATACCAATTACTTTGAGAATGCTGCATACTTGGATCTTGATCTACAGATTGGTGATAATATTGTATACATTCCTGATACAACTAAGTTTGCTCCTAATGGCAAACTAATGATTGGTAATGAGATTGTATTCTACAATAGAAAAATTACTGATAGATTCTTACAAGTCATTAGAGGTTATGATAACACCACAGAACAATTCTGGGCTGCTGGTGCATACCTAAGACAGATTGAAGATGTAGCAGTTGTATCTGCTGCTGTTGCTTCTATCCAATCTGAATCTGATGTTAGTATGGTGAGTGCATCATCTACTGCAGGTGGATTTGAAAGGAGAGTACAGAGACAGATTTCTCCTGCCTCTGCAATGTCAGTAACAAAAGAAGCTACTGAGGTTGTTATTACTCCTCCACCAGGTGGTGTAGTTGACAAATATCAAGAAACTGCATTCTTGACTAATCCAATTGCACAAAGAGTTGGTTCTGGTGTATTCCTTGTTTCCGCAGCAGGCAAATATTATGTCACTCAAAGAAATGGAAATGAGCAACTAGTTAGAAACGCAGTCTTTACTACTGATAGTGGGTATATTGGAAACTATGCTATCACTAACGTTGGATATACTATCGGTCACTTTGATGGTATTTTTGATGATGGCATGGGAGTATCTGGTATGACTATTGAAGAAGTATCAAGGTTCTTTGGTGGTTTAACTCTTGATGATTTTACTAAGAGAAGAAAATCTCAGTATACATCTGCTGGTGATAAATTTAATCTTGCACCTCCTTCAATCCAACAACCAGTTACAACAACTACCACTGTTGGTACGATACCTACCAGCATTGCTGCGCTAAATACTGCATACTTTGATAATGCTGGTTACCTATTCACTTCGAGTGGTTCAGTAATTCAATATGCTTCTAAGACTGCTAATACCTTTGATGGATGCACTCTTATAAGAGGTAGTAACTCAATATCAAACGGGGATGAGTTGATTCCGTTCGCAATTACATAAATATTGCTATAAATATAAATAACTCAGGCACAAACACTACGTCGGAACAGAAAAACAATGGCTGCTATTATCTCTGATAAGTTTAGGATTTTCAATGCTAAGCAATTTTTAGAATCGTTAACCGAAGGTCCTAACGATACCAGTGCGGAACGCTCTAGAATGTACTTCTTTGTGGGACGCCCACAACCATGGAAAGCATACGTCGAGGTTCACACACAAAATTCAACCGCGTTTGTAGTTGGTAACGAAGTGTATGTTGGAACGTATGGTTCCACCGCTTTCCGCGCCACAGTTGCTGCAGTTTATGATAGTGCCCTACTTCTTACCGACGTTTTTGGAAGTGCTGGCGTTAACTCTGCTCCTGCTCTTGGTTCTACTTTAAAAGGTAGAAGTGGTGGTTCTGGCGGATCCGACACAGGTGCCACTGCAGTTTCTGGTGTATATCGTTACGCTACTGAAGATGTTCCACCCCTTCCTCTAGACAACCAAACAGAAAAGTATTCATTGTATGATGAAATGATCGCTGCAAAGCGTATCACAGATTCATTTGCACGTACTGTTATCCGTCGTTACAACTGGGACTTGGTAGCTAACCCCAAGTTCGACATGTTTAAACCCGATTACTCTGCTACTCCTGGTGGCGGTGGTCAAATCGGTAAGCAAGCTGCAACAGGTGCTGCAAGCATCGCAGATGCTAAGTTCTACGTAATGAACTCAACTTACGAAGTATTCAAGTGTCTTTACAATGGTGAAGACCCTTCTAACACAACTGGACAGAACGCAACTGAAGAACCATCTACTGCAGGTGGTAACTATGCTTCTGCTACTGGTCTCTATACTGAGACAACTGGCGCTGGTTACATTTGGAAGTATATGTACACCATTCCTACTGATGATGTTCTGAAGTTCCTTTCTTCTGACTTCATGCCAATCGTTCTTTCTAGCAATGCGTCTAGACAAGCAGTTGTAGCTCTTGCTACTGCTGGTGCTACTGATGTTGCTTTGATTGAGAACACTGGTTCTGGTCTTCCTGCATCACAGACTCTATACACAAGTATTAAAGGTGATGGATCTGGTGGTATTGTTAAGTTTGTAACAAATGGTGCTGGTGGAATTACATCTGCTGAGATTCAAGCTCGTGGATCGGGTTACACTTACGCTAACGTTCTATTCACTAACGGCAACCTCTTCTCTGATGCTGGTTTATCTAGTGCAGTTGCAACTGGTGCTTCTGCTGTTGGTGCTATCGAAGTAGTTCTTGCTCCTGCAGGTGGACATGGTTCTGATCATGAGACAGAACTCAATGGTAAGCGTGTTATGACAAACATCCGCCTTACTTACTCTGAAGGTCAAGGTGACTTCCCTGTAGATAACGACTTCCGTCGTATTGGTATTGTTGCTGATCCATATAACTATGGTACTACAACTTTTGCAACCGCTGATACTCTTTCTGGTCTAAAATCCGTTAAGATTACTGGTGCTTCTGCAGACTATGCTGTTGACGAAAAAATTACTCAGACTGTAACTGGTGGTACAGCATATGGTACAGTTGTATCATGGACACTTGATAGTGGTTCTACAACTGCTGGTGTTCTGAAGTACATCCAAACTACTGATGCACATACTGATCAGGGTATTGTAAGAGCGTTTGAATCTAATGGTTCTAATGCTGTTACTGGAGAAAGTTCTACTGCTTCTGGTAATGTAGATACTTCTTATGCTTCTGCACTACTAGGTGTCACTTTTGCAAGTGGTTTAGCTAATCCAGAGATTGAAAATAACTCTGGTAATGTGATTTATGTTGAGAACAGAAGACTAATCACTCGTGCTCCTGACCAGATTGAAGACATCAAATTAGTAATTGAGTTCTGATACTCTTTGATTACTTCGCTAAATACTTCAACGAGAATACTAGTATTATTGGCGGAGTACGATGCCTCAAAAGACGAACCTTAATGTAAGTCCTTACTACGAAGACTTTGATGCGAACAAGAATTTCTATAAGATTCTTTTCCGTCCAGGTTATTCAATCCAAGGCAGAGAATTAACGCAGGTTCAATCTATTCTACAGAATCAGGTTGAAAGTTTTGGCAAGTATGCCTTTAAACAAGGTGAACTTGTCATACCTGGCGAAGTAGGTCTTAATACAAAATTAGATTACGTAAAACTATCGTCTGTTTCTGAGGTTGCGGTCTCGGAAGGAGACGATATTGTTTATAAGAAATATGATATTTCACAACTAATTGGTCAACAACTAATTGGTTTAACTTCTGGTGTTAAAGCTACTATTCTCGCAACAACTTTAGCAACAGAATCTTCCGCTGATACATTATATGTAAATTACATTAATAGTGGTAGTTCCAACACAGAGGCAACCTTCCGCCAAGGTGAAACTCTAGAAGTTGTTGATGGTGTTAACACACCGCTTCTAGTTGTTGGTACAGATGGTAGTGTTCTACCAACTAGTATTCAAGTAACAAATCCAGATACTCAGGAGACTACTTCTTTAGAAAGTCCTGCAATGGGTTACGGTTCTGCTGTTAAAGTAGAAGAAGGTATTTACTTTGTCAATGGTTACTTCGTTCGTTGCAATCAAGAACTACTAGTCATTGATGAATATTACAATAAACCATCTGCAAAAATTGGTTTTACAATTAAAGAAGAGATTGTAACTCCTGAGGAAGATGCATCTCTATATGATAATGCAATTGGTTCTTCTAACTATACTGCACCTGGCGCACATAGATTAAAAATCTCTTTACAGTTAAAAGAGTTTGCGCTAAATGCAATTACTGATAAAAATTTCATTCAACTCCTCACTGTTTCTAGAGGACAAGTACAAAGCAAAGTTTCATCTACAGACTTTAGTGTTCTAGAGCAAACTCTAGCACGTAGAACATTTGATGAATCTGGTAATTATGTTGTTGACAACTTCTCTGTTGATATTAGAGAGTGGGCACAAAAAGATAAGAACAAAGGTTTCTATGCTGTAGACGAATTTGGTCTATACAATGGATATGATGCTGGAACATCTGCTAGAAAGATGATTGCTAGTGTAGGTCCTGGTAAAGCATACATTAAGGGTTACGAGATTGTCAATAAAGAAACTAAGTATCTAGAAGTTAATAAAGCTAGAGAAAGTCTTTCTTCTGACAATGTAACTCTAAAATCTAGAGGTTTACCTTCTTACTGTATTACGAACGTATATGGCAGTGTTCCTTTAAACAAAGAAGGATCTGAACTTACTGCATATCCTGATGTATTTTTATATTCATCATTTAATGATGGTTCTATTGGTCTTAATAATACAGAACTTACAACAGATCATAGACAAACAATCGATAGGAGAGGAAAATTCTTCTCTGCAGATGATGGTATTAAAACTATCACACTACAAATTACAAATCCAACTACTCTTATTGGAGCTGTAACTGATGCAACTTTCCAAACTCAGTTTGGTGAATTATTTTATATCAAGACTAGAAGTGATGTAGGAACACCAACTGCTATTGGATCATTTAAAACTCTTTCGTTTGCTACTATAAACAAACCACTTATTAATGCGTCTGAATCTGTTCAGTTCTTAGAACTAACTGTATTTGGTCCTAAAAACGAATTAGAACAACTGCTAGTAGAATATGATCTTTCTGATAATGAAAATAAGAGAAATATTTATTTAACTGAAGGTGATGCTGCAGCAGATGGAACTGAATTTGGTTTTGTTGTAGATTACAGTAACACAATTACTCCTATCATTGGTAAGGTAAAACCAAATAATTTCTTCTTGAAAGAAAGAGGTTCAGGTTTTAATTCAGATTCTGATATTGTTCTTTCCAAAGGTCGTTTAGCTGCTGGAACTAATGCATACAATACAACGTTTGGAATTTCTTATTTCGACCCACAGTTCTTCACCAAGATTATTGTTGAGACAACTCCAGCTGGATATGATGAAGGTAAATATGTTTTTGGTGTAGATAGCGGAGCTTATGGTGTTGTAGAAGGAACACCTTCAGGTGTATACACTACAGGAACTATTCTGTTTGTAACAACATTATCTGGTAGATTTTTACCTGGCGAAACAATTAGAGATGAAGATGGTAATACTGTAAGAATTGCCAGAGAAAATACTATCTCTCATTTTATTGTACAGAATAGAGGTTTAGGATACGCAGATGGCGTAACACTTTTAATTAATGGATTGGAGTATGATAATTCCAAAGTTGAATTACTAAAGAGTATTGATGGAAAAATTTATAAAGCAGCGATTACTAATAGATCTGCTGTTAATGTAGAGTATGCACAACCACCAGCTGTAACAGCTAAGAATCCAGATGCTTCTGGAGCTCCTAATTCAGCTGCTGCTATTGTTCCAGTTCTTTATAGAGATACAGTAACTACATATACCCCACAGAATGTCAAGTCTCTTGGTTGTTCTTATGGTTCAGGAAATGCAAATAGTTTCTCTGCAGACGTTGCAATTGATAGTCAAAAGTATTCAGAAATTAAAACTGTAACAAATTATACATTCTTTGGTACTCAGGGTTCTACTTTTGTTGAGTCCACTAGTTTCAGTGCTGATGCATCTACCGATGTACAACAAGGAGATCTAATTCAATTCTCTGATGACGACAACAACCTAGTTCGTTCAATTGTACAATTTGCTACACAACAAGAGGGAGCATATAAATCTAGAATTTATCTAGATACAGCTTTACCAGGTTCTGTTACTAATGCGAGTATTGTAAGGTTGCGTCCAAAGGTAGACAATTCTACAAGTGGCACACTTCTATATTCTACTGGAAGCAAGCAAGTTTCTCAAATTTCTGCTGGTGGCGATGACACCAAGATCAAATACTTCTTCCGTAGAGATTTTGTAACTACTGCATCTTCTGGTGGTGGTATTATTACTTTTGCTGCACAGTTACCATTTGGAACACAAAGGTTTGCTGCATTCAGTGAAGAAAATTTAATTATTACTGTTATTGATCCTGGTGATGCACCTGATATTGTTGAAGGTGATATTATCTTCTTAAAAGAAGATGACGTAGAGATTACTTCTTCTACTGATACATCGAGTGGTCTTACTTCTGGTAGTATTAGTTTACAGCTACCAACAACATACTTTGGTACTATTCCTTCTAATGGAACATTCCCCAAACTTAAGTTAACTGCAACTTTAGAAGTATCTAATGCAAAACCAAGACTTAAGACTGTAGTTAGAAATAAGAGAATTACAGTTACATCTGCTGGTGATCGTGTTGTACCTTTAAGAGGAACAGACTATGATACAGAGGTTGTAGAAATCCTATCATACTCTGATGCATTTAAACTTAGATATGTTTATGAGGGAACTTCTTCTCAACCACCTCAGATTGATACTGCTGGTAATCTAATTTCTGGTACTGATGTTACATCAAGATATACATTTGATGATGGTCAGAGAGATACAATCTATGATGTTTCTCGTATTGTTCTAAAACCTGGTTTTGAAGAAACAACTGGTCAACTTGTAATTGCGTTTGATTACTTTGAGCATTCACAAGGTGATTTCTGTACAATCGATAGCTATCTGCATGATGCGGGTGTTGCTGAAGATGAAATTCCTACCTTCAATTCATCTGTTCTTGGTATTACAGAACTTAAAAATGTTCTTGATTTTAGACCAAAAGTAGATACCACTGCTATTATTCCTGGTTTCCTTGATACTGCAATTTTAGAACGAACTCAAGGATCCTTTGCTGGTTCTGGTGCTATTATTGCAAGTAGTCCTGCTCCTGATTTAGGACTAGAGTTTACGTTCTCCTTTAGTCAGAAACAATACTTAGATCGTATTGATGGTATTTTCTTAGATCAGAATGGAAACTTTATTGTCAAAGAAGGTAACTCTTCACTCAACCCATCCAAACCAGATCCCATTGAGGATGCCGTACCTCTTTTCTATGCACATATTCCTGCATTTACAAAGACCAGTAAGGATGTAAGAATTACTCCAGTTGATAACCGTCGTTACACAATGCGTGACATCGGTAAGTTAGAGAAACGTATTGAACGTCTTGAGTATTATACTACACTTAGTATCTTAGAACAGCAAGCTCTTAACATGCAAGTTAAGGATGAGATTGGACTTGATAGATTTAAGTCTGGATTCTTTGTTGATAACTTTGAAGCACATAGAGTTGGTAATCTATCTTCTCTTGATTATAGATGTGCAGTAGACAGTCAGCAAAGTGTATTACGTCCACAAGCAAAAGAAGATTCTATTAATCTTGTAGAAGTTAATACTAGAGAAGATCAAAGAACTGTTTCTGGTTATAAGAAAATTGGTAATATGGTAACTCTACCATACTCTCCACTATCTTTATTAGGAAATAGTTTTGCTTCTGGAAAATTAAATCCAAATCCATTTGTTGTTCTTCAATATGTTGGTGATAGTGATCTTTCTCCTGCTATTGATCAATGGTATGATCAAACAGAAGAACCTGTAGTTGTTGACACAAACACAGATCTCTTTAATATTTTCCTAGCTAAAGTAAATGTAAAAGAAAGTTTCTCCAGTCTCTATAATTCTTTTGTGGTTAACTGGGTTGGAGCGTCTTCGACATTTACATCAATTAATTCTTTGGGTGGTGTTAATTCTCAAATTGCATCTACTTCTGTAACATCAGCATCGGTTGGTAGTTCTTCTAATATTAGTCCTCAAAATAATGAGGTAGGAAAAGGTGTACAGACTAAAACTGTTGGCGATAATATTGTTTCTACATCTTTAGCTTTCTATACTAGAAGTCTTCCTGTTAAATTTAAAGTTGGTAGAATGAAACCCAACACTAAGATCTATGTGTTCTTAGAAGGAAGAGATATCAGTCGCTGGGTCAATCCTGATTTGAGATATACTGGCATTGCTGGTAACTCACTATCTGCATTTAATGGAACAATTACTACAGATGAATATGGTAATGCATCTGGTTTGATTATTATTCCTGCTGGTAATCCTCCAACACAAAATGCTACATGGACTGGAGATGTTGATACTGTATCTTATGATGGAGATGCAGAAGAATTAAACTTTACTACTGGTGAACTAACATTTAGATTCACTTCCAGTGCAACTAACGAATCAAAACTTGGCGTAGATTCTTATACAGAAATTAAGTATTATGCTACTGGTATTTTACCAGAGAATCCTTCCAGCATTGTATCTACAAAACCATCAGTCTTTAAATCTAATGAGGGTGTCCAGTTTATTGAAAGTAACACTGATAATCCTATTAGACCAAATCCACTAGCTCAAACATTTAAAATTGAAAATTTAGATGGTGGATGTTTCGTAACTGGTCTAGATTTATATTTCAATAAGAAGAGTACAAATATTCCTGTTAAAACTTATATCACAAATGTGGATGCAGAGAAACCTGCTAAGAATATTATTCCTGGTTCTGAAAAAACTCTATCTCCAAATACTTTCCTTAAGTGTTTTGCTAGTGGTAACATGTCAGTTCTAAGAGGAGAGAATGTAACTGGTACATCTTCTGCTGCTTCTGGTCCTATCCTCAAGATCTTTGATAAGAATAATGTAGAACTAGTAGCTACTGCATCTGGTAGATATAGTCTAACCAATGAGCAAGTTTATACTGTAGTTCTAGACAACCACAATGGAAAATCTTTCCGTCCTAATGAAGACTTAATTATTCCATCAGTAACTATTGCAAATGCAGCAAATGCAACAGATTTTGTTCTTGCTATTGCAAAAGATAGTGGTAAGTTATCTGACATTAGAGTTACAAATCCTGGTCTTAACTATGACAGTGCAATTCTAACTATTGAGAGTCCACAATTACCTGGTGGTTCTACTGCTACCGCAAGAATTGAAGTATCAGGTGGTAAGATTTACAATACTGAGATTTCACTATCTGGTTTTGGATATACAGAAGCACCTTCTGTTGTTATCAAAGGTGTTGGTAATGGTGCTGGAGGATGTGAAATTCAGACATTCATCGAGATTGACACACCTGCAGTTAGAATGGGTGTAGCTACTGATCAAACAGGAGTAACTCAATCTACCACACCTACACACTTTGCATTTGATTATCCTGTATATCTACAAAATAATACAGAGTATGCTCTTATTGTTGAAACAGATTCGATTGATTATGAACTATGGTCTTCCAAATTAGGGGAAACCGATATTGCTACAAGTACGGTCATCACAACACAACCATCTCTAGGTTCGGTATACCGTTCCCAGAATACCGAAAGTTGGACTGAAGATATCTTTGAAGATCTCAAGTTTACTATGTACCGTGCTGAGTTTAATATTAATAGACCAGCAGAACTTGTTGTTAAGAATTCAAGTCTTGGTTATGAACTTCTAGATGAAAATCCATTCGAGACAAATGCAAGTGCTAATACCAACTCCACTTCTAAGTTATTCAA